GATTTATGCGGCCCCCCCCGCACCCCAGTGAGACCCATGAGGTGGACATGGTCTAGACAGACTCTTACTCGTGGAGGGACCACGCGCTGCGTGCAAAACTTCCGAGTTATGTCATTGTCCTAAGTGTTAGTCGAGCTGAAGTGGGCGTGTACCCGGATACGTCTGGGTGATGTTAAGGTTGACAAGGCAACACTTTTGATGGTCGCTTAAGTTAGAGTTGCCCCATGTTTTAAACTAAGCGCCACGACTCAATATGAATACGTTAACTAAAAACAATTGTGTTACTTTTCCCAAAACTCACGATTCTTTGATGACGGATGGTTCTTTTTTGCCGGTTGTTTTTGTCGTACCCCATGATGTGACAATCGATGGTGATGTCGAATTAAACCCCGGACCCGATCGTAACTATTCTGACCCGTGCTTTCGGCCCGCCCTCTCTCGCTACAATTGCTACAGAGAGAGGGATGGAACAAGAGCACGTCCTTATAGATATCGATCTGACCCCGATAACCGCGAGGAATGGCTTGAACAGGAAATACGGAACGCTGAGAAAATGTTCCACCAAGTTGGTGGGGATGATAAAATCAAATTGGAAGCAGTGGTTGCTGCGATTTCTGCGATGGCTTCCCGCGTTCCTGATGAAGGAATTGTTGCGCAAGTCTTTGGATTGGATGTTAAAGACATTTTGGGTTTCGGAGATATTGCGGCAAGTGTCAATCGAGCTGTTGATGTCGCCGCCTGTCAAGGCGCAGTAGTCCGTGAGGAGATTGCGTCTGCGTTTCGATCCATTCCTGAGATCCTGAATAGTGTACTTGACTCGTCTGCTGGTTTTTTGCCAGTCACTATCCGAACAGTGGTGTTGTGCGCTTGCACGTTGGCATCACTGTATGTTGTTCGCTACCTTTTGCGCGTATCGGGCGAATTCTTTTCTTTATTGTACTCGATGGCTAAGGTGACTTTTTCCGGGTGTAGTGCTGTTTTCCAGTGCTTCGATGAATGGCTTGCTCACAAGTCGAGCAGTCTGACTCACGACATCAATGCTCAAGTTGGTGATGCTGATCCTAGTGGAGTTGGCAGTGCAGCGACATTTGCTGAGACGTGGATTCCGAGGGTTGTGCCCATGTGTTTGTCCATGTTTGTTGCAGGAGCAGTTAAGGCTGTTCCGGCAAAGGATAATTCACCGGATGCTTGGCTGAGACGCATGGCGATATTACCACGTGCGTGCGAAGGATTTGCAAGCATATTCACATTTGTATCCACGTGGTTCGAGAAGTGTGTTGCTTATGCCCGTGAATTAATGTACGGGCCTGATCCACTTGCTGCAGAGCGAGGGATCCCCGCGGTGACAGAATGGATGGACCAAGTGGTGGAATTGTCAAAAGACCTCCCCAGTGCATGTCGTAATCGTGCAGGGTGTGAACGTGTTAAATCGTTGTGGTATCGCGGTGATCGTCTTCTTAAAGAATACCGTGGATTGATGGATCGTGAGATGCTTGAGAATGTGAAGCGCATGTTACAGTTAGCAGCGCGGATGCGTGAGCAAGCCATCAACTCCTTTGGACGACCCCAAGGTGTTCGGTCTGTTCCTCAACTTGTGTGGCTTGTTGGAGAGTCCCAAATAGGCAAATCTACAATGCAGTATTTTTTGGCTGCGGAGTTATTGGCTGAATTTGGGATGGCTTCTGACGTCGAAGATCAGATGTACATGCGTGCGGTGGAACAAGAGTATGT